CTTCTAAATCTACGCACTGCTGTTTAAACTCCTCTCGCTTCAGTGTGTCTGTTAAATGCTTATACAGCCTTGTAGTCAGTGCTACGTCCTGCCTGCAATACTCCACCATCTCATCAGACAGCCCAGCGTCATAGTCGTGGAAGTCTATCTTGTGGTCGCCAAAGCGTTTGCCCCAAGAGTCTAGGCTATGTCCACCCTCCAGAGACGGGTTCCAGAGCCTGCTTAGCACTAGCGTATCCTTCAGCTTCTCTGTAGGTATCTTCAGAGACCACTGCTTCTCCAGCACCGGAGCATCAAAGCCTATGATGTTGTGACCAATAACGCATTCTGAGTCACGCAGCAGAGGCTCCAGAGTCTCAACAGAGTAGTGCTCTAGCATCTCACCAGTCTCTACGTCCTGAGTTACTACTATCCAGATAGTGTCGTGGCTGGTGTTGGTTTCTATATCCAGCGTAATCAACATAATACTGCCTCGCTGCGTTAGCTTTGTTACTGTGTTTGTCAAAAGGGTTAAGTCTGCTCAGTTCAGCCTTACTCTCCTGAATCGTCATTACCCATGTTCCAATCTTGCTCATATTCTTGGCTCTCCAGTGTTGTGTCAGATTCACTTCTCAGGTCATCTCTGTCAATGGTAGCAATGTCTTCCTCAGTGTAAAAGAAGCAATCATTGCACATATCTAAATACTCGCCAGTCTCAGCGGATTTCCTTGTAGACTCAAAGTCTGATAAATTCTTGTTACACGCCACACATCTCATTACAGTCCCTCCTCCTTAACTTCATGCATTCTACCAGTTTTCTGGTCAAATAGCAAGCCTCCTGCTGGCCCTGTAGTACCACAGAAGCGGTTTTTAAGCACTCTGACGTTGGTGGTGTTCCTCTCTATTGGGTCTTCAGCCTGACCATTCCTCTCTAGTCCTATCACCATATCAGAGAGCTGTGCAATGGAAGCAGAGCCTCTGAGCTGTGACAGACTACTAGCAGCGCCTTCCTCGTGGCCTTTGCCGTCAGGTCTCTTGAGATGGCTTACCATAAACAGGGTGATACCAGTCTCTTGAACTAACATGCGCAGCTTGGTACATATCTCGTCCAGAGCCTTCCTCTCGTCACCGTTGCTCTGTGCAGATACAACAATACTAACGTGGTCTAGGAACAGGAACTTAGTATCCAGCGCCTTAGCCATATAGCGGCAGCGGGCTATGATGTTGTCAATGCTGGTAGAGCCGAAGTGGTCGAACATAAACAGCCTCTGAGTGCCCATAGTGGACTCAAAAGCCTCCCAGCGCTCCTCCTCAGTGCTCTCTACGTCCGGCAGGTGTAGTGGCTTGTTAGCCGCCAGTGACATCAATGACAGTGCAGTCTTACGCGCATTCTCCTCTAAGAATAGAAGCCCTATATTATCCTCTGATTCCTTAAGGATATGCCATACTATCTCTCTGACAAACTGAGACTTCCCTAGCCCTGAGCCTGCTGTGATGGTGACTAGTTCTGCTTCTCTGATGCCGTAGGTTAGCTTGTTGAGACTCTCCCACGGGTACATTACAGCAGACTTCTCCACCGGCTTGTTGACCTCCTCCCAGAGACTAGCACCGTTGATGATACCGTCAGGAACAAACTTCTCAGCGGCCCAGAAAGTCTCTTTATATGCCTTAGTGTCGTTAGCGGCCAGAAAGTCGCAGGCATCCTTGTAATCTGCTGGGTTCCTCATAACTGCTGACTTGCCGCCAAATAGCTCTGCTATCTCTCTGGCAGCCTTCTGACCGGGTTCGTCGTTGTCCATAGATATAACAATAGCGTCAAAGCTGTCTAGGTACTCATAGGCGGCTTTACAGTCCTTCAACGCACCGCTGGCCCCGTTCCTGACAGAGACTACCGGGTACTTACTGCCCTGCATCTGGTAGCTGGCAGCCGCGTCAAACTCTCCCTCAGTGATTGTTATAGTCTTCTGGCAACCAGCAGGGAACAGGTGCTGACCGAATAGTCCAGCAGTCTTCCAGTCTCCAACAATGCTGTGCTTCTTGTCAGGTAGGCGTATCTTAGCCGCTGACGGCACTAAAGCATCGTCAGGGTTGTGATAGCTAAAATAGGTCTTGTCTGGTGTCTCTAGGATGCCGTATAACTTAGCCGTAGCAGTGGTAATGCCTCTGGATAATATGCTCTGGTACTTACCCGTTGTCAGTAAGTTTTCTACAGCGCTAAAACTGGGTTTAGGTGTTGGGTCGTGGTTCTCAGGTATCTCTACAGGCTGATACCCTCCCTCAGTCTTTGTATACTTCCCGCAGCTATGGCAATAGGTGCTATTCTTATTCACCTGTAGCGCATCGCTACTGCCGCAGTCTGGACAGGGTTGATGGGTTGCTATGCTCATTCATAAACCTCCTCATAAACTCTACCGAAGCTGATTAGGCAAAGCGGCAGATTCAATATAACGCCCTGAAATGGCATAGTCTCTGTCCTCTCTGTTTTGGCGTTGTATACCCACACTGGTCTGCTGTCTGGAAACTCCAGATCAATACCTACGCCCAGTCTATACTCTATTGATAAATTACGTCCTAAGATAACCATGCTGTTTTATGCTCCATGTTTCTTGCTACTATTCTGATCCTGCGCTTACATATTGGGCAGGGCTTAGTCCAGTCTGTTTGCTCTGGGTGGCGACAATAGTGGCTCCGCTCTTCTGGAATATTGTAGCTCCCCTTAACTTTAACAGGTTTTCTCTCTAATACCAAGCGGTCTCTACTGGTTAATATCATTCTGCTCCCTCCCTTCTGAATACAACATCATACTCTGCGCTCTCTGTCATAAATCTAATAATCTGCTCCGGTGCTAGCTTGTAGAACTTTGCAGCCTCTCTCAGGCTAAACACTCCACTAGCAATATCACTGGCAGCTCTCATAACCGCCTGAATCTCTGGCGTTAATTTACCCTGCATATAATCTTCAAACATTTACTTGCTCCTCTATTAAAATTATGCTACCCTCAAAACACTATATAGCACTTCAGCGAACTTTGACAGTAGCAGGTAGTAGTTTGTTAGCGTTTCAACTGGTACTTCAACTCCTCCAACATATCCTCTAAAGCTTCGATATCTTCAGAGTACGGAGTCCACGAAATAGCTCTCTTAAGTTCTAAAGAGTCTGCTACTGTAGCTAAGTCTCTCAGGACGCTAAAGAATCTCTCTCTCAGCTCCCAGTCCTCCAGCTCCTCTAAGTGTTCGTCACCGTGTAACAGGTCGTTAGGCCCTTTAAATACATACATGCTAATTCTCCAAATCGTTAATAATAGTCTCTCTTATTCTATCCTGCTCCTCTCTCCCTACTCTATAGGGTAAGCTCTCAATCCATACAACATAGCGCTCTATCGCCTCAGAGCGTAGTTGGTCGTTCTCTATGTCTGCAAAGTTCATTACATCCTCTCTGTTTATTAATGTTCAGGGTATTAGAGTCTCTCTCCCGGAATAGTTCAACTCTCTGCGTGACTAAATAGCTCTCTCTGGTCACACTACAGCCTATATCAAGAATGATCTGCATAGGGCTCTGCCTCCTCTCTTCTTCTTCCTTCCCTATTGTAAGACTATTAAGCTCTATTACGGGAAACAGGTTCCAAGACACCAGCAAACAGAGCCAAAAATACAAGTAGCCAAAACAGCAGTTTAAATAACAGCTCAGAATAGCCATAGAAGCCTTTGGTTTGCGTTCTAAGAGACTTTATCTAGCTATTTGATTGCTGGTGAGGGTTCAGCTATTTAAAGCGCTTAAACAGGCTTATATTAGCTCGGTATATTACAGACATAAAAAAAGCCCAGCTACTACACTGGGCTAAATAGTCCGTATTGGCTCCCGGTGGACTAATCCGGGTCACTGGACGAAGGATGCGCCCATAGCCTAATAAATATTACACTGCGTACCCTTTAACTGTGCAACAGTCTGTAGCCAATCCAAATGCTGGGTATTGCATAAAATTGCCGTCGTCTAAACTGTCCATATCTACTTCCCAGTGAGTCACGGCTGCAAAATGCTCCAGAAACTTATCAAGAGCGATCGCATCGTCATCATATATACCTGAGTAATCATCATTTATTAGCGCACTCAATGCCCATTTGGGAAAATCATCTACTGTTAAAACGTGCTCAATGTTCATGCTGCAACCTCCTCTTTTAATTCCCTAACATCATTTATTAGCTGCTGGTTTAACTGCTCCAGTTTATCACGGCTTATGTTGTTAACTAACCAGCGCTGCACTTGCTGGGTGCTCAGTGAGTAGTCGAGCGCGTTATATTCAACGAAAGATTGTATAACAAACATCCTAGCCTGCTTGTCAGTGTTAACATCTAGCCAGCGAGTCTGTAGCTTGGTATAAACATCTTCGCCATAATCCCCGTTAACATAGCAGCGATAAAACCGGCGCACTACATGGTTACAATCATTTATTATATTGTCGAAGTCTGAGAAATCGTTTTTTAGTTGTTCAATGCTCATCTTATACGCTCCAAATTGAATTGATATAGGCTATCAGGCTGCCCAGTGTTGTAGTAACAACCAGAGTTACTATGCAGTAATAGACTCTGTCTAATCGTTTTAGTTCACGCGCCAACATCTTATCTGCCAGATACTGGTGCGCTCTGTTGATTTCTATTTGACGTTGATTATCCATTACAATGCCTCCGTTTCTATCAGGTAAGCTACATAGTCTGCCTGTAACTGGTCATATACAGACCATGGGCAATCCGTCCAAGTATCATTTTTAACAATCCATCCTAGCTCTAGTATTTCAGGTATCAACTCTTTTGTGTCAATGTATGTGTTCATTGTAGTACCCTCTATTAGTCTATAGTGACGCAGTGCATTATGCGCCTGCCCGATTTATTCCAAACTACTGTACCTAGGTTGCTATTCCAATCCCAGCCAATTCTATGGCCGCAAGTAGTAATAATATCTTCATCTTCTTTTCTGTCAATAGTGAACACTTTCTCTATATCATTACATTTAGATATAGAGAGACCTTTAACGGTGATCTGTCGCTGGTTATCCATTATAGCAACCCTTTTATTGCTTGGAGGATACCAACACTGCGGCTGTTAGCTGATCTGATCATTGCGTCGATCATGGCCATGTTGCCATTGTTAGCATGTATTAGGGCCAGTTTGATATGGCGTTGATCTGATTTGCTTAGCTTGCTAATTAAGTTATCCATTGTATGTAGCCTCTGTGTCTGTTTGTTGTCTTGATGGGTTCATTATAGCGCAGACAGGTATAGAGTCAACACAAAGTCAAACAGTTACTAGAACAATTAGTTATAACTATATAACCTAATAGCATAACTGTATTGCTGCCATAGTATAAGGAGCGGGCGCGCGTGAATACTACAAAGAGACTGGGGAGTCAAACATTAACATGACCAGACTAGGCTATTGAGTCACAGCAATAAACCTGCAAAGTATTGACGGGGTGGTTGTGTAGTGATAGGTAGTCCTAGACAGTACCTACTAGCATAC